CCAACAACGCTACGGTATATGTTGAATTGAAAAAACAATCAACAATAGCATAAGGAATAAGAAATGAAACTTATTACCGAAACAATCGAAGATCTAGAGATTATTACCGAAGCTAACGAAGCTGGTGGTAAGACTCTTTATATCACTGGTCCATTTCTACAAGCTGAAGTAGTAAATAGAAATGGTCGTAAATATCCTTCAGCTGTAATGGAGCGCGAAGTTGCGCGCTACAGAAAAGATGCTATTGGCACCAATCGCGCTTTGGGCGAATTAGGTCATCCTGCTGGTCCTACAATCAACCTAGATCGTGTTTCACACATGATTGTTGGTTTGGAGAAAGACGGAAACAACTATATCGGCAAAGCCAAAATATTAGATACACCTATGGGTAACATCGCTAAGAATTTAATCAATTCTGGTGTTAAACTTGGTGTCTCTTCACGTGGCATGGGTTCGTTGAAACCAAGAAATGGTATTAACGAAGTCCAAGATGACTTTTATCTTGCAACTGCCGCAGATATTGTAGCGGATCCTTCAGCTCCAGATGCTTTCGTAAACGGAATCATGGAAGGAGTAGAATGGGTTTGGGACAACGGACTTCTCAAAGCTCAACAGTTAGAGAGTTACAAAGCACAAGTCAACAAAGCTGCTTCTTCCGCAAACAAGAAAAAGCTAGAAGAAACCGTCCTGAAAGTTTGGAACGATTTCCTTCTAAAGATTTGATTTTATAAATAATAAACTAAAGCAATCCACGCAGGAGAGTAAAGATGAGTAATAACGAAAACGAAATCTTGGAAGGCGACGATCTTCTAGAGTTTCAGGCATCGTATGGCGTCGACGCCATGATTCCTGAACCAGTCGCAACCAAAGATAATTCGCGACCAGCTGACAAGAAGGATGGCAAAGATGCCATGCCTACTCTAAGCAAGTCGGGCATTATCGCCGATATCGTCAAAGCAGCATACGATATGCCAGTTAAAAAATTGGCACAATTCCATGCTGGTATGGCAAATCAAGGCACACTAAAAGCTGGTTCGAAGCAACAAGACCCAATGCCAAAGTTGAATAATCCTGGCGGTCTGGGCGAAGACGTTGCTGCTATTTTCCAAGGTGCAGAACTTTCGGAAGAATTCAAAGACAAAGCTACAACTATCTTTGAAGCAGCTGTACACGCTCGCACTATCGAATACAAAGCGCAACTTGACGAACAGTATGAAGCTCAATTAGCTGAAGCTGTAGAAGCAGTTGCTGACGAATTGACCGAGAAAGTAAACAGCTACCTAAACTACGTTGTTGAACAATGGGTCGAAGATAACAAACTTGCTATTGAATCAGGTCTACGCACCGAAGTCATGGAAAGTTTCCTCGCTGGTATGCGCGAAGTTTTTGTCGAGCATTACGTCGAGATCCCTGAAGACAAAGTAAATGTCGTTGAGTCTATGGACGCTCGCATTGCTGAGTTGGAAGAAAAGCTGAATGAGCAAATCAACCTGAATTTAGAAATTGCTGAACAAGTAGCGTCTTATCAGGCTGAGCAGGCATTCGCTGAAGTTGCTGAAGGTCTTACCGATACTCAGAAAGAAAAACTAGCTACCCTTGCTGAAAGCATCGATGCCAGTTCTGTTAAAGAGTATGCTGAGAAACTAAGCATTATCAAAGAATCCTATCTGTCTGTTAAGAAAGAGTCACAAGCTCAACAGCAGCTTACGGAAGAAGTTGAAGTCGTGCAAGAAGAAACAGCTAAGAAATCTGGTGATCCAACGATCAACAAATACGTAGCTGCTATTTCGCGTACCGTCAAGAACTGATTATTATAAATAACTATACCAATTCCTATTTCAAAGGACAGGAGAATAAAGATGTATCTTAACGAAGAAATCCAAACCAAGTGGGCACCAGTTCTAGAACACGCTGATTTGTCACCAATTAAAGACTCACACCGTCGTTCTGTAACTGCTCAGTTGCTAGAAAACACCGAGAAGGCTCTCCGTGAAAACGGTGGCTTCGCTCCACGCTCATTGCTAGAAACCAATGCTGCTGGCGGTCCAACCAACTCCATGAACTCATATTCGCCAAGCGAAATCGACACTTACGATCCAGTTCTAATTTCGTTAGTCCGTCGTGCAATGCCAAACCTAGTTGCCTATGACATCTGCGGCGTCCAGCCAATGACAGGTCCAACTGGCTTGATCTTTGCTATGCGTTCGCACTATGCCAACCAGCAAGGTACAGAAGCTTTCTACAACGAAGCTAATACCGAGTTCGGTGGTACAACTACTGCTGCTGCTAACTCCGTCGGTCTAAACGACGTTGGTACAGTTCCAGGCGTCTCAAACAACGCAGGAACAAACACCTATAACTTCACAGCTGGTCTAACAACTGCCCAAGCTGAATCGCTAGGTAACAGCACTCAAGCTTTTGCTGAAATGGCTTTCTCGATCGACAAGGTTTCTGTAACTGCCAAGTCGCGCGCTCTAAAAGCTGACTACTCGATGGAACTTGCTCAAGATCTTAAAGCTATTCATGGTCTTGACGCTGAAACCGAACTAGCCAACATCCTTTCGGCTGAAATTCTTGCTGAAATCAACCGCGAAATCATCCGTACTATCAACGTAACAGCTACAATCGGCGGTACTTCAATCGTATCTCCATTCACTGCTGCTGACGGTGTAACTACTGCTGGTCGTTTCAACCTAGACGTCGACTCTAACGGTCGTTGGTCAGTTGAAAAGTTCAAGGGTCTAATGTTCCAAATCGAGCGCGAAGCTAATGCTATCGCAAAACGTACTCGTCGTGGTAAGGGTAACATCCTAATCTGCTCGTCAGATGTGGCTTCTGCTCTTCAAATGGCTGGCGTTCTTGATTACACCCCAGCTCTTAACAGCAACAACCTACAAGTTGATGATACTGGCGCTACTTTCGCTGGCGTTCTAAACGGTCGCATCAAAGTTTACATCGATCCATACACCACTGGTAACTACCTAACTATGGGTTACAAAGGTGCTTCTGCGTTCGATGCTGGTCTATTCTACTGCCCATACGTTCCTCTACAAATGGTTCGTGCGGTTGGTGAAGATACCTTCCAGCCAAAAATCGGCTTCAAGACCCGTTATGGCGTCGTAGCAAATCCATTCTCACGTGGTGCTACTGCTTCGGACGGTACATTGATCCAAGACTCCAACGTTTACTACCGTCGTCTAATCGTAGACAACCTAATGTAATCTTGGTTGATACAAACTTAAAAGCCACCTTCGGGTGGCTTTTTTGTTACCTAAATAATAGGTGCTATCTGGGAAACTACTATGAGCGTCGTAAACGAACCTACAAATAAAAACTTTCTGTCACCTCTCGGCTTTTCGTTTTCCGTAAAGAGATTGCCGACTGTCAACTTCTTTGTAACTAGGGTTTCACTTCCTGGTGTATCATTAGGTACAGCAGAAACTCCTACTCCGTTTATTACTATTCCTAGACCAGGAAGATTGCAGTTTAGCGAACTACAAGTTACATTTAAGGTCGACGAAGACATGAAAAACTATAAAGAGATTTATGGTTGGATGACTGCTCTTGGTCGCGTAGATGGATTTGAATCATATTCATCAATTGCTGCTGCAGAGAAAACTAGCGGAGCTGGTATTTACTCTGATGGTATGCTTGGTATTTTAACTTCTGCGATGAATCCAAATATACTTGTGACATTTGCTAATATGTTTCCTACTTCTATTTCTGATTTAGAATTTAATTCACAATTAGCTGACGTAGAGTATCTTGAAGCGACTGCTACATTTAGATTCCAGTCATTCAAACTAGAAGACGCATAATTTTACTAATTCGCTATTGTAGCGTATAATATGATGGAGTACTCTCCATCTATGGATATATCATGAAACTTGAAGAAATTTTTGAAATGTGGGCTAAAGACAGCGACATCGATCGTACCGAACTTGGTAAGGAATCGCTGAGAATCGCAAAACTCCACTATAACTATTACCGCATCTTCTCTAACGAGCGTCTGCTGCTCAAGAAGATGGAAACTGAACACAAGCAACTTTACAAAGATAAAGCTGAATGGTTCAACGGAATCATGGAACCAGACCGTCTAAAAGAACTTGGCTGGGAACCCAACTATCTAAAAATTATGAAATCGGAACTACCGATGCATATTGACTCAGACTCAGACATAATCAAAAGCACATTAAAGATCGCCGTTCAACAAGAGAAAGTTGATGTGTTGGAATCAATCATCAAATCACTAAATGGTCGTGGCTATAATATCAAGTCAGCTATTGACTGGGAAAAGTTTAAGACAGGCATGTAATGAGTAAGATTACCTTAGAACCAATCGACGAAGCGTTCATTCGATTCAACTGCGAGGCATGGCTTGCGCAGGAATTGTCAGACCACTTTACGTTCATGGTTCCAGGTGCTCAGTTTATGCCAGCTGTTCGTAACAAAGTCTGGGATGGTAAAATAAGATTAGCCAACCTAATGACCAAGTCAATCTACAAAGGATTGATTCCTTATATCGTAAAGTTCGCACAAGACCGCGACTACGAAATAGAAATACATAAAGACTTGCACGTAACAAGTGACGAAACCGACGAGGACTTTGATAAGTTTATCGCTTCGCTAAAGCTACCATTCAACCCACGCCAGTATCAGGTGGACGCTTTTATGCACGCAGTAAGAAACCACAGAGGTATGATGCTTTCACCTACTGCTTCTGGTAAGTCGCTCATCATCTATATGGTAAGCAGATGGTTCAAGAAACAGCGTAAACTAATTATCGTTCCTACTACCTCGCTCGTCTATCAGATGCAGTCTGACTTCGTTGGTTACGGACACGACGAGAAAGACATACACATTATTATGTCAGGTAAAGAGAAACTTTCAACTGCGCCAGTAGTCATAACTACATGGCAGTCAATTTATAAACTACCAAAAAGCTGGTTTGAGCAGTTCGGTGTTGTAATAGGCGACGAAGCGCATTTATTCAAAGCTAAGTCACTTGCTTCAATTATGGAGAAGCTGAACGAATGCAAGTATCGTTTCGGGTTTACTGGTACGCTAGATGGTACGCAGACTCACAAGCTGGTACTTGAAGGATTATTTGGCGCGGTAAAGAAAGTCACTACGACCGCCAAACTGATTGAAGATAATCATCTCTCAGCATTCAAGATTAAGTGTCTGGTTTTGAAGCACTCAGATGCTGAAAAGAAACTGATGGCACGAAAGACTTACCAAGAGGAGATGGATTATTTGGTGCGTCATGATGGACGTAATAAGTTTATTAGCAAACTGACTCTCTCACTCGAGGGTAACACGCTGGTACTATTTCAATACGTTGATAAGCATGGTAAAGATTTATACAAGCAGATAAAAGATAAAGCCCATGACAAGCGTCATGTGTTCTTCGTTCATGGTGGAGTTGACGGCGAGGATCGCGAAGCTATTCGTCAGATCGTTGAGAAAGAAAAAGACGCTATCATTATCGCGTCGTATGGTACGTTCTCCACAGGGGTGAATATTCGTAACCTACATAATATAGTATTCTCTTCTCCTACCAAGTCGATGATTCGTACTTTGCAATCTATCGGTCGCGGACTTCGCCTTGGTGATGATAAAGAAGAAGCGGTTCTATATGACATCTCAGATGACCTAAGAACTAAAACGTGGACTAACCATACCATGAATCATTTCGCCGAGCGTATTAAGATTTACACCGACGAACAATTCCAATATAAGATTTACCCAATTGAGATTTAATTATGAAAAATATGTTTATATTAATGAAGCTAAGTGACTCCGATAACTTTATCGTCGGCGAACTGAAAAACGAAACCGAGGGAGAAATCATCATAGGTTATCCAATCAGTATTCGATTACAGCCAAATGCTATGGGAACCACTTCTGTTTCCACCACAAAGATGATGCCATTCAGTAAGAATAATTTGGTTGCTATCATGAAGCCAAAGATTGTTGCTATGAGCAAACCGAATGAAAAGATTATTGGATATTACACTAACTTCGTAGAGAAGTATGGTAAGATCTACGATGAGCTTCTTGAAGATGATATCCTTGGACTCAAGGCTCAAGAGGGTGAACTTCCAGATGAACTGGATGATGAAATCGAAGATAACGTTGTGACGTTTAAGCTACCAACTTCTAATAACTCCGTGCATTAATATATCAACGGGAGTACACCTAATATTATACTGTCAAACTGGTAATTGGTAAAGTTATTTTACTAATAGGAACAAAAGTAATATAATAGGTGTATGATAAAAGGAATTAAATGAAACAGCCAGCCCCACCAAAATCTAACCACTATGTAAGCAACCTCGAGTTCTATGCAGCGATGAAGGACTACAAACAAGCATGCCTTGATGCATCAGAACAAGGGCTACCGAAACCAAAGATACCAAAGTATATCGGTGAGTGTCTTTATAAGATAGCCACAAAGTTATCATACAGACCTAACTTTATCAACTATTCATATCGCGATGAAATGATTGCTGATGGTCTAGAAAACTGCATCACTTATTTTGATAACTTTAATCCTGACAGATCTAATAATCCATTCTCTTACTTTACTCAGATTATCTACTATGCGTTTCTGCGTAGAATCCAAAAAGAAAAGAAGCAAGTTTACGTCAAACATAAAGTGTATCACCAACAGATGGTTGATGGCGCAATGCATCACCTACAAGAAGGAAACTCTGGTGAAGATTTTGACGTAGCAGTAATGGAAGACACCGACTACATTAATGATTTCGTGAAGAACTTTGAAGACAAGATCGAAGAGAAAAAGAAAGCCAAGACTGCAAAGGTCAAGAAGTCTATTGACACAGTTCTCACTCAATCATTTACTAATGACCCTGAATAGGGTATAATATCTTATAATGAAAATTGCTATTTTAACTGACCAACACTTCGGTGTTCGCAATGACAACGTCGCCTTTTATGACTACCAAGCGAAATTCTATCGCGAGGTAGTTTTACCATACATAGACGCCAACGATATTAAAGTCGTCTGGGATGGCGGTGACACATTCGATCGCCGTAAGTATATCAACTTCCACTCGCTTAAAGCTGCCAAGGATATGTGGTTCGACGAACTGCGTACACGCAACGTTCAGCTTTATACTATCGTGGGTAATCATACTGCATATTATAAGAATACCAACGAAGTCAATACGATGGAGTTGCTGTTCGCTGACTACGAAAATATGCATATCGTATCCGAAGCCAAGACGCTTAACTTTGATGGACTTGACGTAGCATTCCTACCATGGATCTGCTCTGGTAATTATCAGTCGTCTATGGACTTTATTAATGACACTCCCGCACAAGTTCTAATCGGTCACCTAGAGTTGGCTGGCTTCGAAATGTATAAGGGTGTTGTTGGCAACGACCATGGCTTCGATTCAAAACTATTTGATAAGTTCGACGTTGTAATGTCAGGTCACTTCCATCACAAATCCACCAAAGGTAATATCAACTATCTTGGTGCACCATATGAAATGACTTGGTCGGATTATAACGATCCGCGTGGCTTTCATATATTTGACACAGAGTCGCGCGAGCTGACGTTCATACAAAATCCATTTCCTATGTTTCACAAAGTCCTGTATGACGACGTGAATAAAACTATGGAAGAAGTCATCGAACAAGACTTTAGTGGTTTTAGTAATTAGTTTGTAAAGC